TGTACTTTATTCGGGTTTTAGGGTATAACTAACAATGCGGCCAGACACTGGAGATCTCATGAATTTTTACACCAATGTTACTCGACATCGAAATCAAATTTTAGTACGTGGAATATCTGACGGCAAGCCCGTCAAATTTTCTGTGAAATACAAACCTTATTTATTCGTTCAAGCAAATGCACAAACCGAACATAAGAACCTGAAGGGTGAATATGTCGGCAAGATGCAGTTCGACTCCATGTCTGAAACACGAGAGTTTCTGCAAAGTTACGAAAACGTGGCAGGCATGAACATCTATGGCCTCTCTGATTGGCCTTACATGTATATTTATGACAATTATAAGGGTGAGATCAGGTATGATCCCGCCCTCATTTCAGTTTGTTCGATCGATATCGAGACCAGCATCGAAGGCGGTTTTCCTGACATCGAGGAAGCAGACAAAGAAATCACGGGTATTACCATCGGCCGCAATGGTAGAAAGACTACATTTGGATGCGGTGAATATAAGGAACATCAAGACAATGTACAATATTACAAATGCGCAGACGAATCTGCACTCCTACTCGCTTTCCTTGAAGTCTGGAACGGGTCACTCTACTCGCCTGACGTTGTCACGGGCTGGAACATCGAGTTCTTCGACATTCCGTACCTTGTCAACAGGATTCGAAGGGTTCTTGGATCTGATCACGCTGAACGTCTCTCTCCCTGGAAAATGCTCCGTGAATACAAAGTTAACAGCCGTGGCCGAGAATGCATTTGTTACGCGCCTGTCGGTATCGCAGTCCTCGATTACATCCAGCTTTATCGGAAGTTTACGTACACAGAGCAGGAATCTTACCGACTTGACTACATCGCTCAAGTTGAGCTAGGTGAAGGTAAGATTGACTTTCGCGACGAAGGTTATTCCGACCTCGACGACCTTCGTCTGAGGAACTTTCAACGTTACATCGAGTATAACATTCGAGACGTTGAGATCGTTGAGAGGCTCGAAGATAAGCTGAAGCTCATCGAGTTGGTCTATGCTTTGGCTTATGATGCCAAGGTTAACTATGAAGATACTATGACAACCGTGAAACAGTGGGACGTGATCACTCACAACTACCTTCTCGATCGAAACATCGTAGTGCCTCTCAACGATAAGAATAAACCCGACCGAGCCTTCGTAGGCGGATATGTCAAAGATCCAAAGGTCGGTATGAGTAAATGGGTTGTGTCGTTCGATTTGAACTCCCTTTATCCCCACCTTATCATGCAGTACAACATCTCCCCCGAGACTCTTGTTACTCGCTTAAAAGATAAGGTGTCAATCGACGACCTACTTGTTGGTGGCGCTAGTCAGTTCGGTGGCTATCTTGATAAAACGAACTGCACTATCGCTGCCAACCTTTGTATCTATACAAAAGAAAAACGCGGTTTCTTACCATCGATTATGGATCGTATGTATGACGATCGTACGAAATACAAGAAGCAGATGATCGAGTGCAAGAAGGAATATGAGAAGACGAAAGATCCTCGTCTTGTCAAGGAAATCGCACGACTCGATAACATGCAGATGGCCAAGAAGATTCAGCTGAACTCGGCTTATGGCGCTCTCGGTAACAAGTGGTTCCGTTGGTTTGACGTGAACAATGCCGAAGCCATCACTACCTCTGGTCAGCTCAGCATTCGTTGGATCGAGAAGAAGCTCAACGACTATCTCAACAAATTGTTGAAGACAGAAAACTTTGACTATGTGTTGGCTTCCGACACCGACTCGGTGTATGTGACGCTCGAATACCTCGTCAAGAATGTATTCGGTGATGATGTGCCTGAAACCAAGAAGGTGATTCAGTATATCGACAAGATCTGTAAGGAACGTATCGAACCATTCATCGATCGTTCTTATCAAGAGCTTGCCGAATATATGCATGCATATGCTCAGAAGATGCAAATGAAGCGAGAGAACATCGCAGACAAAGGCATCTGGAAAGCCAAGAAAATGTACATCCTCAATGTATGGAACTCTGAAGGTGTTGAGTATGAGAAGCCGAAGTTGAAGATGACAGGCATCGAAGCAGTTCGATCCTCGACTCCGACTGCATGTCGTGATGCCATTAAGAAGTCTCTCGAGATTATCATGGCTGGATCTGAATCGGATCTTCAGAAGTATGTGGCCAACTTCAAGTCAGAGTTTTCCTCTCTTGGATTTGACGACGTGGCCTTCACCCGTGGTGTCAAGGACATCGAGAAATATTGGGTAGGTGGCAGGTTCCAAAGCCAGACTCCTATCCACGTTCGTGGTTCTGTGGTCTACAACGAAATGTTGAAGAAGAAGAAACTCACAAATAAATATCAATCGATTACCAGCGGTGAGAAGATTAAGTTCGCATACTTGAAAAACCCAAATCCGACACAAGACTATGTTATCTCGTGTCCGAACGGTCTACCAAAAGAATTGAAGATGGAAGCTTACATCGACTATGCTGTGCAGTTCGAGAAAGGCTATCTCAGTCCTATCGAATCTATCACTAACACAATGGGCTGGCAAGCAGAAAAACGCGCAACACTGGAGGATTGGTTCTCATGATAGTAACAGAATATAATGGTAATGGAAAATATGCAAACCACCGAGCTGAATTGCATAAGCAAAGCTATGATGATTATTACTATGTCAAGTTTTTTGAAAATGATGAGCATATTGAAACGCGAGTTTTAAAAGACAAAACATTACGATACGCAGAAGATTGCGCTGAAAACTGGACAATAGGAGTTATTAATGGCTAAACTAGATATAGACTTAGACTTTGATTTTGGTTTCACGACTTCATCTGAAGAAGAAATCAAACAAGAAGGCAACGATAAGGCAGATGCAATGTATGCTGCCATCATGCCTTTACTTGTAAACTTAAAGAAAGATGCAGATAAAAACCCGATCATCAACTGGCCTAATCGTGCCGAGAAGATCGATCTCTTCATTGATAAATTAAATAAGATTCTCGCATCTTAATGGTGTACAAATAAAGATACATCGTGTATATTGAACAATCAGACAAGGAGAAATTATGTCAGACCTACTTAACAAACTTCGTAAGAATACAACCATCAAAGACTCAGACATCCTATCTGATTCGAAGTTCTTCAATGCCAAGGACATGGTTGCAACCACCGTTCCTGCCATCAACATTGCCTTGAGCGGCAAGATTAACGGTGGTTTCGTTCCCGGTCTGACTATCTGGGCAGGTCCATCGAAGCACTTCAAGACATCGTTCAGTCTGCTAATGGCCAAGGCATACATGGACAAGTACTCGGATGCAGTCATGCTTTTCTATGACTCAGAATTCGGTACTCCGCAATCTTACTTCGACTCGTTCGGTATCGACACATCTCGAGTTCTCCATACTCCCATCACAGATGTCGAACAGTTGAAGTTTGATATTATGCATCAGTTCGAAGAGATCAAGCGTGGCGATCGTGTCATCGTTGTGATCGACTCGGTCGGCAATCTCGCTTCGAAGAAGGAAGTCGAAGATGCACTGAAGCAGAACTCAGCCGCCGATATGACTCGCGCAAAACAACTCAAGTCGCTCTTCCGCATGGTTACGCCCCATCTTAACCTCAAGGACATTCCTCTGATCGTGGTCAACCACACATATCAGACTCAAGAGATGTACTCGAAGGCCGTCGTATCTGGTGGCACTGGCATCTATTACTCAGCTGACAACATCTTCATTCTTGGTCGTCAACAAGAGAAGGATGGCAAGGAAGTCACTGGTTACAACTTCATCATCAACGTTGAGAAGTCTCGCTTTGTAAAAGAAAAGAGCAAGATTCCAATCGAAGTATCATGGGACGAAGGCATCAGCAAATGGTCTGGTCTACTTGACATGGCTCTCGAGTCTGGTCACGTCATCAAGCCAAAGGTTGGTTGGTTCCAAAAGGTTGATATGACTACTGGAGAAATCTTAGACAAGTCGTATCGCTTGAATGATACCTATAACTTCAGCTTCTGGCATCCTATCCTACAGTGTCCTAAGTTCAATGAGTTCATTGAAAAGAAGTACGCTGTTGCTGCAGGTGCCATTATGCAAGAAGAAGACGAAGTGGCAGATGTCTATGAGATGGAGGATGAATGAGAATTGAACACATCATATTTGGAAATCTTATTGAAAACGAGGATTATGGTCGTAAGGTCATTCCATTCCTCAAGGAAGAGTACTTTACCGACACCGTAGATCGTAAGATCTTCTCTATCATCCATGAATATGTGGGAAAGTACAACAACTTCCCCACAAAATCTGCTGTCGAGATTGATCTCAACGAGGTAGGTGGTTTGTCTGACGATCAGTTCAAGCTTGCCAAAGAAATTGTCTCTGGACTTGACAAGTCTGAAGATCGTGATGTTGCATGGCTCGTAGATAATACCGAGAAGTTTTGTAAAGACAAGGCATTGTATAATGCTTTGA